ACAGCGCGAATTAATACCGGCTTGATACCGCTCACCAATTCCCAAAAAAGGCCGGCCTTGTATGCCGGTTTTTTTTCGTGCTATATTTGCCATTCGCATATGCGAATTAATCAACTACACGGAGAATTAAAAAATGGAAAACAAAAAACCTTATTACGTTTTATTTCATCATTATTACGACTTTCCTACGGGTCAAGGTTATCAGAACGTTTTTTCTGATTATGATTTAGATGAAGTAAAAGCAGAGGCCGAATCTATGCAAGGTGAATCGGAGTTCCGAATGTATATTTTGACGATTGACGGCGGTTCTAATCATTTTGAAGCAATGGCCGCCGCCGAAGATTGTTTGCAAATGGTAGCCTACAAACCTAGGGCCATTGTAAAAAAGAAAGAATTACACAAGGCCCCATATTCGGAGTCCGATATTATCGGGGCAAGACTAACTCCCATTAAACGCGAAAAGGTCTACTCATGAAAAACCCAATACAAAAAAATTCAATGTGCGCTACTCCGAAAGACTTTGACCAAGTGTGGGACGTGGTAAACCGTATCCCCGAAACTGATCGAAGTGGGGCCATGATCGCTGTTAGTATGGCCGTCAATTTCTGCTCACGTTTGGCAGATATTGAGCTTATGCCGTGGGTTAAATCTGCCATGGGCCAAGGCGAACAACAACGAATTGCGCACGGTTTACTCTTAACCTATCGGGTAGCAATAGCGGAATCTTTAGAGCGCGGAATCTGTGGCGATTTCGCAAAAGGTTTAGGAAAGTCCTTAATTCACGCCGACAGCGGTAATTTGCATTTAATCGCTAAGACATGGCCGGAAATTATTATTCAAGCGCACCGGCTAACCGTCGATAAATAACCGCCCGACCCACTCACTCCGGCCCGCATTATGCGGGCCTTTTTTTTGCGTATCCGGTTCGCACCAGGTTAAGTCATCCGGTTTGCTCCGGGTAAACTCTTCCGGATCCGGCTTGATCCCGCTCCATAAATTAAGTTGATTAAGACACGGAAACAAACGTTTGTTATTTTTTAACAAACTTTTAAGTAACTATGCCCGCTATTTTCTTGTCAGTGAATTAAGGCCCGACCCGCCGGCCGCGGGCCATGCCAAACGTATCGCCAACCGTGAACCGTGAACCGTGACCCGTTTTAATCGATCCGGAGTGGGTAACCATACCCGCAACGATTTGCGGGCCGTGGTGCGCGTTTTCGTCCATCCTAGGGCATGGGCCATTTTTCGCGGGCCGTGCATCGTATCGGCAGCGTTAATGCGGCAATGCAAAATTGCTAGGGGCCCCTGTTTATCGGGTCATCCGGTCGATTTCCGCGATTCGTGTTGCGTTGCACAATGATCGCGCTCCCATGGACGCGGGGACGGGAGCAAGGACCATGTTTCTTACAAATATTTGTATAAAAATAGATATCGTGTTTTACTTGCAAAAAAATTTTATAAATTTTATAATTTAGCGCATATATTCCCATATCCATTTACAAAGAAAACAATGCCCACAACTAGCGATCTGAAAGAAGCCCTCAAGGCTTATAACAAAGTAGTCAAGAAGCGAGAGAATAAACAAGAAGCAAAGATCAAGGAAAAGACTATTCGAGCCCTTGGGCCGCGAAGCAAGGCTTTGAAAGAACAACCCTTGACCCGAAAGCAAGAATTGTTTGTCAAAGAGTTGGTAACTAAGGATGGTCAGATCACGTTACGTCAAGCCGCGATTAATGCGGGGTATTCAACGGGATCGGCGCACCAGAGGGCTTATGAATTGACAAATCCTGCTATTTGCCCACATGTGGTTAAGCAGATTAAGGCTTATCGAGACGAGCTTGATCACAAATATGGGATTGACTATAAGCGACATATAAGGGATCTACAGGTTATCCGGGATCGAGCCTTGGACAATGGAGCGTATTCCGCTGCCGTGCAGGCTGAGTATCGACGTGGTCAGGCCCACGGAGACATATATATCAACAAATCTGAGATCAGACATGGTTCTATTGATTCGATGTCCAAGGAAGATGTATTGAAAGCCCTAGACGAGATAAAGGAAGGTTATGCCCCGATCACGATTGATGTTACTCCAGAACGAGAAGAAGATTCCGAGGACAGCCCTGAAGAGGGAGAGCGGTCTTTGGAAAACCATGAAGACAGCCTTGGAGAAGAGCAAGAAGAAAATCGAGCACACACGTCTTGAAACGTGGGCCATGCCCGGTGTGCCGGATGTCGTTTTGTGCGACGAGTCGGGAGGCTTTCACTTTGTTGAATTAAAAGCGTCCACGACTAATGCGGTGGATTTGAGACCGCATCAGGTATCTTGGTTAAGCCGGCATAAGCATGCGAGTACATGGGTTCTTGTATTGCGGATCGCGGACCGCGGCACACGGACCAAGGCTCCCACGCCGGAGTCGATATCGTTGTATCGAGGTTCGGATGCGATGGATTTAAAGTTTGACGGATTGAAGGTTGATCCCTTGTATCGTTCTGATGGCAACGTGGATTGGGACAGAATACTAGATTTAATTGTTTCACGTGAAACATAGGCGTTTTGCACAGTTGTTTTTATAATTTTACAGGGTCCCCCGATGGATGTAGATGCAAATGTTAATGATCGGGAGTTAAAGCTTCGCTTGCGATTAGCTCAATTGGAGAAGAACGAGTTCTCACAAAATAATTTTATTGGATTTGTTAGGACGGTATGGCCTGACTTTATTGCGGGTAGGCACCATAAGATTATATCGGACAAGCTGGAGCGGGTGGCCAAAGGTGAGTTAAAGAGATTGATCATTAACATGGCCCCACGGCACACGAAGTCTGAGTTTGCGTCGTATTTGTTTCCGGCGTGGATGATGGGCAGGAACCCGAAGATGAAGATCATTCAGGCGACGCACACGACTGAGTTGGCGGTTAGCTTTGGTCGTAAGACGAAGAACCTTTTGGATGCTGACGAGTATCAAGAAGTTTTTCCTGATGTTAAGTTAGCTGCGGACAGTAAGGCGTCTGGTCGGTGGGACACGAGTTCTGGTGGGATGTATTATGCGGTTGGTGTTGGATCTAACTTAGCGGGTCGTGGTGGTGATTTAGTGATTATTGATGATCCGCATTCGGAGCAGACGGCGATGTCGAACACTGGGTTTGATGATGCGTGGGATTGGTACACTGGGGGCCCCCGACAGAGGCTCCAGCCGGGTGGGAGTATTGTTTTGGTACAAACGCGTTGGTCTGAGAAAGATATGACGGGTCAGTTGATACGGGCGATGGCTAAAGATCCTTTAGCGGATCAATGGGAGATTGTTGAGTTACCTGCTTTGTTTGACGATGAGACGCCGTGTTGGCCTGAGTATTGGTCTTTGGATGATTTAATATCTGTTAAGGCGTCTATTCCTCCGAGTAAGTGGAATGCACAGTACCAGCAAAATCCTACGGGTGAGGAGAATGCTATTATTCGTCGTGAGTGGTGGCAGAAGTGGGAAAAGGAGGTTGTGCCTAGTTTAGAGTATGTGATCCAGAGTTATGATACGGCGTTTAGTAAGAAGGAGACTGCGGATTATTCTGCGATTACGACATGGGGTGTATTTTATCCTGTGGATGGTATGGGTCCAAATTTAATTTTACTTGACAGTAAGAAGGGGAGGTGGGATTTTCCTGAGTTAAAAGCGATTGCGTTAGAGGAGTACAAGTTTTGGGACCCCGACACCGTCATAGTAGAGGCGAAAGCGAGTGGTATGCCCTTGACTCATGAGTTGCGTAATGTAGGAATACCTGTAGTTAACTTTACTCCGAGTAGGGGTAATGATAAGGTTTCGCGAGTCCACTCTGTTTCGCCGTTATTTGAAGCGGGAATGGTGTGGGCTCCCGATAAAACGTTTGCAGATGAGCTAATAGAAGAGGTAGCGGCCTTCCCAAACGGTGAGTATGATGATTTAGTAGATAGTATGACACAGGCGTTAATGAGGTACAGGCAGGGTAATTTTGTACAATTACCAACAGATGACTGGGAAAATGAAGAAGAGTCTGCTACAGTAAGAATATACTATTAAATTAGGAGGTCTTTATGGCTGAAAGAGAAAACAGAGGTTTTACAAGTTTAATGGACACTGGGGTCCCTTCTCAGATAGATGAGGACGACCTAAGAGCCGAACTTGAGATAGAGCTTCCTGATAGTCAGAACAATGTAATGGCTATGATAGATGCAGAAAATGTAGATAATATTGAGATAACGTCGGACGATGACGGTGGTGTTACTGTAGATTTTGAACCTTCGGATGGTCGTGGTGAGGGCGATGATTTCTATATGAATCTTGCCGAAGAGATGCCGGATCGTGAGTTAGGCAGGATATCCAGCGATTTATTGGGCGAATATGACTCAAACAAGGCGAGCAGGCAGGAATGGGAAGATACTTACTCCAATGGTTTGGAGCTGTTAGGATTTACGCATTCAGAGCGAACGCAGCCTTTTAGGGGTGCTTCGGGTGTTACGCATCCGTTATTGGCGGAAGCTGCTACACAATTCCAAGCGCAAGCGTTTAACGAGCTATTACCGCCTAGTGGACCTGTAAAAACGCAGGTTATGGGGCAGGAAACTGTGGAGAAAGTTGCACAATCGCAACGTGTCAAGCAATTTATGAACTATTACATTACAAATGTTATGGAGGATTACACTCCCGACATGGATCAGATGCTATTTTACTTACCGTTGGCGGGAAGTACCTTTAAGAAAGTGTATTATGACGAGACGCTATGTCGTGCGGTAAGTAAATTTGTACCTGCGGAGAACCTTGTTGTACCGTATGAGACATCTGATTTGGACACATGCCCTAATATTACGCAAGTAATACGTATGTCGCTGAACGATTTACGCAAGAAACAGGTATCTGGGTTCTATTTAGATGAGGAGGTTATACCTTCTCAGTCCTCTTTGAATGATATTACAGAAGAAACAAATAAAATTGAAGGCTTTGAGCCGAGTGACGTAGACTACGACTGTACGATACTGGAGTGTCACGTTGATTTGGACTTAGAAGGGTACGAAGACAAGGATGAGGATGGCGAAGAGACGGGGATTAAGGTTCCTTATGTTGTCACAATATCGCAAGATAACGGGCAGATTTTAGCAATACGGCGTAATTATCTCGAAGATGACGAGAAAAAACGTAAGATACAATATTTTGTACACTACAAGTTCTTACCGGGATTTGGGTTTTATGGATTGGGTTTAATACATACTATTGGCGGGTTGTCACGAACCGCCACGGCGGCACTGAGGCAGTTAATTGACGCTGGTACGTTGTCCAACCTCCCAGCGGGTTTCAAGGCCCGCGGACTACGGATCAGAGATGATGATGAGCCGCTTCAGCCCGGTGAGTTCCGCGATGTGGATGCTCCCGGAGGGGCTATTCGTGACAGCCTTATGCCGCTGCCATTTAAGGGTCCAGACCAAACCTTGTTTAATTTGTTAGGTTTTGTGGTTCAAGCTGGACAGAGATTTGCTACGATAACCGATATGAAGGTTGGCGATGGCAATGACCAAGCTGCTGTTGGAACCACTATGGCGATGTTGGAACAAGGCTCGCGGGTCATGTCGGCTGTACATAAGAGATTGCATTATGCGATGCGTGTTGAGTTTAAGATACTTGCGCGGGTTATGTCGGAGAGTTTACCGCA